CGACTAGGCTTAAGACTCGCTCCCTGATGAGGACTGGCTGCTTAATGAGGCCGCTCCATGATGTCTTTGCCCGTGTCCTCGATCGCTTGCATACGCTGCCTGTGCGCCACGTTCCTGTGGATAAATTGAAACTCTACCCCTAATCGATGGCCGGCTGTCATCAAAATTAGATCCGATGGAACGGACTGGCGATCATATTCAGTGAGAGTAACGCCTTTCTTTGCGAGTTTCCAGAGCAGTACGCATGCAATTTGCCTCCAGCGACCGACCATCTTGTCGGTTGTGGCCCTCTGTTCCGCTCGCTCAGTGTGAGTACGGGCGTGAGCTTCCTCAAGAGTGATGAAGGACAGATTGATCCTATCTGGCAGACGTTCCTCGAGTAATACCCGGTCATGGGGTAAACCGTTCAAGTCCTCGCGGAATAACACCACTCCACCAGGACAGATCTTCCAAAAAAAGGCGCTGGTAATGGTTTGCCAACCCCAATCTAGTTCTTTCACGGCCGTACCGGCCGCTCGACAGGATTGATCATGCGCGATTCCGTGCTATCAGAGTGGCCCACCGATAAAGCGACCGAAGCGATCACAAATGCACCAGCCGCACTACAGGCTATTGGGTGAGTCTGACACGTCGCACATGCCGATAAACTCAAACAAATCAACAATATCCCTCTTTTCATGGAATTCTCCATCAAGTATTAAAAACCCATACTCCGCACGATACAACCAGCAAAGCGAAAATACCAAGAACCAGTAAGCCTATCCTCAAGTTCTTTCTCTGCTCCTTCTCGAACTCGATCCTGGTCAATGGAATCACATAATCATCGTCATAATCGTCCATAAACCCTCCTTCACCTTACCCATCCGTTCTTTTTCTGCAGCATAGCAAACCCATGCAATGCGTCCTCGAGGCAATAGGCAGCGATTACAGGCGTTCCTTTCCAAGTGCTGGCAAAGCTATCCTGACCCTCTGAAAAGGCATCCTGGGCCGTTTTACGCCGTCCTAGCTCTGTTTTCATGTCCCTTGGAGTCTTACATTCAATTTTGGCATCGATTCCGTACTTGCCGATGATCAGGTCCGGGAAGTCATCTCCGACTCTGGAGGTATCAACAACCGAAAATCCAGCTTTCAGAAGACCTTCAGCAATGGCCTTATGAGTGCTATCACGGCGATTGGCGTACCTCACTACGGAAAATTACCGATCGCCTGAAAAGTGAGGCTCTGGAGAAGTAAATTCGGCCCTTTTAGAGCCTATCCATAAACCCTTTGAGTTTAGGCACATCCCCTTCGCCAGCATTTGCTCATCGGTGCGGCACTCGCGCGATAGAACGTTATGGGAAAATGGTCCGGTCCGCTGCTTCTCAAAAGCGTGAGTTGAATTGAAAAACCGTCCGCAAGCGGTGCATTGACACTTATCGCCCTTGAGTTTCATTGGCTTTATCCTTTTCGGCAGTTGCGATAGCTTCACTCATGGTGAGTTCTCGACCTAAACATGCCCGTCTATTGCGGCTCATATTCCAAAGCTCCCACCCTCTTATCGACCAATGGATTGAATACGGATGGCATCTGTACTCCATTGGTGCGGTGCAATGAAAGATCAAACCCTCACCCCCGCACAGCCGATTGTTCTTTCATAGTTCATCGATCCTTTCCTATGCGGAAACCACCAGCCGTCACAGCAGCACTTCTGGCGTTTGTTGCGCCTCTTGCGATTGATTACCCAGCGCTTTGGGGGGGGGCTTCCAACCACGACATACGGGCATTACGGCTTGTTCCTATCCAGCCCTGAGCCGCCGCCATAAACACCGGGAGGCTTCCAGGGCCAGACTTCGCTCGAATCGCTTAGAATGCGCAATGCCGTTCCATGCGTGACCGCGGTACAGTCCTTAGCGTGCTTATCGTTGATCATAGGACCGCAAGCCGAACAAGTGTACTTAGCCGTATGCTCTCGTAAAACTCGCCACAAAGCTTTGATCTGCAATTCCTGACGAATCGAGGCCTGCAGCAGCTTCTCGAGGCGCGAGAGGCCGTGCTTGCGGGTTGATTGCGTCTGTTTAGTCTTTGATTTCATGCAAACTCCGAAGATGACTACGGCCCTTTCTCCCTCTGGATCCTATCCAGGAGTTACTCAGGTCCCCTGCAGGCTGGTACTTGCCCGCTCCATTTCAGGCCGGGTCGCAAGTGGCACAGCGTTGCCCGGATAACCGATTGTGTGCGGCAGGACGCGGTTTCGGCCCCATGAGATGCTTTCGTGAGCACTGACGACATGCTTAGGGCAGAAATCAGGGAGGGTTTTGACTTTAGGGTGAGGATGCGTAGAATTGCATCGTTCCCGGTGGTCGGTGGCCCCTTCACACTGATTGCCGCGCCTGGTAAGCGCATGCAACGCCCCTCTTGTTGGGGCGTTTGCATTTCTACACCTGTTAACTGACGCATTCAAGCCCTTTTGGCGCAACAAATATCCCAGGTGGTCGGGGTATTTCGCAATTGGTAGGCCGCCAAAGGTGCAAACAGTATGGATGGCAATTGACGTGATCCTTCGGAGGAACGTGCAATTGCATCACCGTGTCAGTGTCATCCCAGAATCGGCGCTTCACGTCTTCCATCTCGTCCCAAGTCGGACAGCGATCTCGAACGCTGACTGATACATGCTCCCAGCCTTCACCATTCGAGAACACGATGCACATCTTCCGCGCAGGGATAATAAGATTGCCGTTGCCGCGATCGCCAAAGTCCGATGGATCAGTCCAAGCCGGATGCCTGTAAATCTCCCAATCCATCGGACATCGCATCATGGTATGCACTCCGGCGCTTTACCCTCTTTTCCATCGTACCTAGTCAACGGATATCTCGAGCTGAGCGCTATCACCGTCTTCGTGATCTTGCACTTGCTGCAGCGAAACTTCTGAACCTTCTCGCCCTGGTCGATCAGCGTCCATTTGTGCGTCTTGCGCGAGGGCTTGGCGAATTGTGGCTCGCTGAACTCTTGGTATTCGTCGCCGGTTCTCATGGTCTTTGCGATTGTGAGTAGGTGCGACCAATGTGCCGCGCCAACGGTAAAGGGATTTTGGCGATCGCCGCACTGGCGAATTTCCGGGTCTTGGATTTATCAGTTCCACGACGCATTGGGCTGCAGCCTTCTTTGTCGAACCAATCGCCGCCGCACTTGATATGGTCGTTATTGTCCCGAGGGTCATTTCGACCATCAGGATTTTGACCTACTCCGGAGCCCTTGTTATGCGCGATGTTGAACCAGGAACCGCCTGTGTTCTTGATGTGATCCAGCGCTGCTTGCTGAAACGAGCGCTTGGAGCCGTCGAATCGAAATCCATCGACTTTTACGCTGCGCCTAACCATGGGCATGAGGGCCGGCACGTCTCCCCACAGATGATAGCTACCGTAGTTCCACCGACTGCGACCGACCCAGGGTATTGCCCCTCGAACATTCTCGACGACAAGAGGTATCTGCCGGCCGCCGGCGCTGTCAATAGCTTCGCGCTGAATACGAAAGCATGAATCGAATAGCTTGGTGAGCTCGCGCACGTCACGAACGCCAGAACGGTAGTCGGCCGCGCGCTGCTTGGCCAGCTTCCACGGCATCGCCATATAGCTATATTCCTGGCAAGGCGGACTTGCCACGATCAGCGCAGCGTCCTTGAACTGGCTCCCATGAAGTGTCAGCACGTCCTGGATGACGAGCTGCGCAGGATAGCGGTGCTCTCCGTACTCATGCTTTGTGATGTCGAATCCAATCACGTCATACCCCTCTGCTAGTAATCCTTCCGTCCAACCGCCTAGCCCGCAAAACAAATCAATTGCCAGTGGCTTCAAGATAATCAGCCATAGCGTGTTGATCGATCGCCCCCGTATGTCCCGACTTAAACCAATAATCCGGGCTCTCTCGCCCAAGTACTCTCAATTCAGCGACGGTCTTTTCGCACGTACCGGCGAACTTCGATTCCTGGCACATGAAGATTCCAAGCCAGCAAGATGCTTGTAGGCACTCGCTGCATACAGTTATTTTTCGATCAAGGATGTTTGGCTTGTTCATGGTTCCACAGCGCCACATTAGGTTTCGACACCTCCCTTTGCAGACTGTGCCAACAAGCTGTACCCCACAATCGCAAATTCCTCACAATGGAGTTCCGCTACGGTCAGTGCGCCGTCTTCCATAATGGCTAGCACCTCTCCGTCACGACTTACCATTACGCGCTCGTTTTGCGTTTGCCGATCCATTTGTTAAGCCTAATCTGTCTCGTATTCCCCAGTTCCATGCATCAGGTACTTGTTTGGCCCGAAGCCAGTTATTCAAGCGCTGTGGCGATATGTCTAATCTCCTGGCGACCTCCACCTGGGTGCCGTACTTCTCAATCGCTTCTGCAATGCAATCTAGGGCTGTTTCGATCATATGGGCACAGTGTAATCCAAATTAATTTATAAATAAAGCTGTACTTTTGAATACAAGTTGTTTTATGATGCACACATGTTCAACGGAGGCCAGACACAATGAGTGATTCATCGATGATATATATCGGCAGTTCACAGGGAACCATTAAAGCCGCATCTGAAGCGATTATCGCTGTCCTTAAAGCTGCTGGTACTGAGGCCGCATCTGTCGCTGCAATGCATGCGCTGAGTGAGTTAGCGAGGGCTCCGACCAATACGAGTATTAGAGATTGTCAGTTCACCAATCTACCTGCTACGAGAGCACGCAAGTGAAACAACCAATCCTCGCAGATGACATCCTCCTAGCTATTACCGATGCTACCCAAAAGGTCTACAAAGCCGCATACGATCAGGGCTTCCTGGCTGGTGATCGCGCAGGATATGCGCGCGGCTTCGCAGCAGCTACCGAGCACGCCACGAAGCTAGCTGAGGCGCTGCAGCGATGAGCAGGCACGATAAGCTGATGCTCGCCGTCATTGGCATGGCGGTGATCGAGATAGGCTTTCAGGTCTGGAGCATCCTATGAGATACATCTGCATGGACTGTAGCCACGAGTTCGACGAACCAGGGCGCACTTACGATGAGCTTGACCGCTGGTGTAACACAGCCATAGGTGCCTGCCCCCAGTGCTTATCGGACGACTACACGCTGATCGCGGAGCTTGAGGTAAAGCCGATCCCGCCAATCGCGGTCAAGCCTGTGTCCACTGCCGCGCTCGAGGCGCAGGCGCGCAAGGTTCTGCGCTCACAGTCAAGACCGATGGATGAGAACATCAATTACCGGCGCGACATGATCGCTGGTGGCAGAGGACACCTACTGAAATGAGCAAAGTAGAGGCCATTATCTCAGCCCTGATCCTGATCTTTGGCTTACTTGCCATCCTGTGGGGTCTGTGGGCCGCTTTCTGGCAGATCCACGATTCCATGATGCAAAAACGCATCCGCCGGGGAGCCACGCCTATGGATATCGATGAGCTGAAAATGCGCAGGCTGGCGAAGTCCGTCAGGCAACGCATTCAGACGCGGAAGATGGCTAATGGACGCTGATGCTTGGTGGCATCAGCAAGAACAGGATGAACGCTGGCAGAAGGAATGTTTAGATGGACAAAAGCGAATCGATCAACGAACTGGCAACGGCGCTCTCCAAAGCACAGAGCGAGATCACTGGGGCAAAAAAGGACTCCAAGAACCCGTTTTTTGGTTCTAACTATGCCGATCTTGCCTCTTGCTGGGATGCTTGCCGGGAAGCCCTGTCGGCTAATGGACTAGCGGTGCTACAGACTACCAGCCGCGGCGAGCCTGTGACCATCCAGTGGGAAACCATGGACAAGGAATCGGGCGAAGTCACCCAGTACAAGGTCGATACGGTCGAGACCGTGATTGTGACTACGCTGCTGCATTCCTCAGGCCAGTGGATCTCAAGTCCCCTGCCCATGATCCCTAGGGATGCAAGCCCCCAAGGGATAGGCTCTGCAATCACCTACGGAAGGCGCTACGGGCTTTGCGCCATGGTGGGGGTTGCTCAGGTCGATGATGATGGCAATGCCGCCTCAGGCCGTCCTATTGCGACCAAGGGACATAGCCCGAAAGGTGATCTTGGACAGAACGTGCCACCGGCTAAAGCTCAGGCGACCGCTTCGCACATGCTAAAACTGATGAACGAGGACGTTATCGGAGATCATGATGGACTCAAAAAGGCCATGATCGTGCTGGATTATCATGAGAAAATCTTGAATCCTGATGAGAATCTATATGTCGCTGTGGGTGAGGTTTTGACTCCCGCGAAGCGCAATGCCTGGAAGGCTTTGGTATCCATGGCGAAGGCAGCGGAGAAGGCAGATAGAGCATCTGATCCCTCTAGGCCGCGGTTTTGATCGATACGGAGAGAATGGAGGCGGCGATGCAGTATTTGGCTGAAACGGACGACAAATACGCGCTCGCTAAGGCGGACCTCTTGCGTACCGAGATCCTGGCCAAGCGCGCCAGGGCTCGCGTGTTCATGACTGGCGAGGGGTCAGTAGAGGCGCGTAAAGCCGCCGCAGAGGGCCATAGCGAGGTGATCGCTGTGGATGATGCGCTGGTAGAGGCTACCGTGACTTTTGAGACCTTGAAGGCCCGTAGGAGCCGTGCCGAGATTCTGATCGATGTTTACCGGACACTTGAGGCCTCGAGGCGCAAGACATGACAATGAATGATCTTTTTGACCGATACGAGAATGAATGCGTGCCGTTGCTGCAATGGCGCACTAGACGCGACTATCACAGCATCCTCGTCATTCTGCGCCGCCACTTTGGTCACCTAACGCCGCGAGAAGTCACACCGCGCAAAGTAGTCGATTTCCTCGAGGTAAAGACTGGCAGGGTTCATAGGAACCGCATGGTCACGATTTCCACGATCTTAGAGCCAAGGCCGTCTCCGACAATCAAAGCCTTGAGGGCGCTTATCTTCTGGCCGGCCATACCGACAGCAAGATGACGCGGAAAGTTTATGACCGTTCTCGTCGCATGGTTCAGCCGCTGCGATGAGAGCTACATGTGCAAAGGCCTGTGAGCCTTGAGAACTGAAATGATCGGCAACGCCACGTTGTATCTAGCCGATTGCGCGGAGGTCATGCCGACGCTGCAGCCGGTGGACTTGCTCCTGTCCGATCCGCCGTATGGTCTGGGAGAGTCGAGCAAGAATCACAAAAGCCGCAACCGGGTACGAGGCGGTAAGGCGATCATATCAACCGACTACGGAAGCGACGCCTGGGACGATGAACCGCCCAGCGCGGCTCAGATTGCGCTATGCGTGAATGCGGCCAAGTCCTCGATCCTTTGGGGCGGGAATTACTTCGGCCTGCCGGCCGCCTCGAAGTGGCTAGTTTGGGACAAGGAAAACAGCGGCGACTTTGCCGACTGTGAGCTTGCCTGGACGAACTTACCCGGAGCCGTGCGGATCTTCCGGCACATGTGGAATGGAATGCTTCGGGCGTCGGAGCGCAATACGCCCCGCGTCCACCCGACCCAGAAGCCTGTCGCCCTCATGGATTGGTGCATAAACCAGGCGGATTACCGCGCAAATTCTGACGGCATGGTGAAAGTCGGCACTGTCAGTACGGTGCTAGACCCGTTCATGGGATCGGGAACAACTGGGATCGCCTGCGTCAACATGGGCAAGTCATTTATCGGGATCGAGCGCGAGCCGAGGTATTTTGAAATTGCCTGCGAGCGAATCAAAGCCGCGCACGCTCAAACGAGGTTGTTCGCATGAAAACGACAGCACTGCAAAGAGATTGTGAGTCTCGGTGAAACCATTGGCGATCGATCTATTTTGCGGACTCGGCGGTTGGACGGAAGGACTTTTGGCAGAGGGTTACTACGTGGTCGGATTCGATAATGTGAAGCATGAATACGGAGAGCACCGCTATCCAGCGCAGCTCGTCTTACAGGATGTGCTGACGCTTCACGGGCGCCAGTTCAAGGATGCGGCGCTTATCGTAGCTTCGCCGCCATGCCAGGCATATAGCTATCGGGCGATGCCCTGGAAGCGCGCCAAGGCCCTACCGCCGCCTGACAATAGCTTGTTCGAGGCGTGTTTCCGCATCCAGTGTGAGGCCTCAGAGGCTGCAGGGCACCATGTCCCAATGGTGGTCGAGAACGTCAAAGGTGCGCAGCCGTGGGTAGGTCGCAGCCGTTGGAACTTCGGTAGTTTCCATTTGTGGGGCGACGTGCCGGCGCTAATGCCCATGATAAAGAAAGCCAGCAAGAATGAGGGCGGATCGTGGTTCAACATCGCGCATAACACTACCTCCGGAGTAGGGAGAAACCCTGATGGCAGGCTACACGGAAGGAAAGTTGGCGGTGATTGGTTCAACAAGGATGAGTATCCAAAGCGCGGAACCTGCGGATCGCGCCGGCGCAAATTAGCCTCCGCTCTGATGGCTAAAATTCCGCAGCCTCTAGCGCGGCATATCGCGCGGACATACCTTCCGCAACAATTGAAGGAAATTGCGAATGGGCGATAAATCACGCGGTCTATACAACAAGTTCAACGTCACGCGCACCGATGGGAGCAGCGAGCCAGGTGGCAAGCATGACGGTTGCGACTACTTCGTTCTGGACCTATCACATGATCCTTATGCCATTCCGGCCCTGATGGCTTACCACGAAGCCTGCCAAGCGTTATATCCGCGCCTTGCGAGCGACATTCTCACCAAAATTAGAACTCATTGCGATCATGAATGGACTGACAAAATTCGTGGTCGAAATCGAACTGGGGTTCATTGCATGTATTGCGGAGTTGATCAATGACTCACTTTTGTTCAGCAAAGGAATCACCTGAATTGACGTGCGGGCATCTGCGTCACGCCAGAAATAAAATCTCTGAACTCGAACAGGAGCTCAATGATTACAAGGAAGTCCTCGCAGACAAGCATCGCTTGATTCGAGAGTTGGACGTTCTTTTGAATGGTTCTGGCGCAGCCCAGCAAGCCAGTCTGATCGACATAATTTCTCAGGTTAGGCGAGAAAATATCCGATCGCCTAGCTGTCCTCCTTACGCCTATGTTGGCAAGCGTTTAGATCAAGATGAAGTTTTGGTGAACGGCGATATACCAATCAGGCAGGCGGACATGGATCTGTTGGGCGAACCGTATTGCCGAGAGTGTCATATGATTCTATCAATAGGTCATGCAGAGGATTGCCCGAAACGCCATGAGTGATAACGACGTTGTAAAGGGAATAAGGGCTCGCCATAAGAGTGCCACCCCCAAGCCTGGTATCAACCCTGCGTGGGCCAATGCTGAGGTCGATATCGGCTTGCTGCTCAAGGAGTACGACTGGATGAGACTCGATCGAGATTCGCACCAGCGAGTAGCTATGAGAGCAATGGAGCGGGCCGATAAACTGGCTGCTAAAAAAATTTCCGAGTCGCTCTCGGATGATGTGGGTACAAGCGGCGGCGATCCTACCGAGAATGGAGAAAATGGCCGCACATGCTCACAAGCGCAAAGAGCCTCTGAATCATGAGCGAATTTCTCGAAATGGCCGAAAAGTATTACGCGGTTGCACAGTCGCTGCGATCTCAGGCCGGGTATCTGACCGGCGTTGCCGAGTTCTTGGAGCGCAAAGCTGATAGCTATTGCGAGGAAAACATAAAATTGCATCCGCAGCCGAGCGTTGGCGAGCATCCTGGCGGCGGTCCGTGCATTCATGTCTGGTCGCTCACCAATCGGTCGGCTATCGAAAACGGCAAGTGCGGACTGTGCGGAAATGAAGTGACAGTTCCGGAAACGGCCTGTGCGGCCCTTGCCTGAGACAGGACAGACCACATCTGTGTTCATTGCGGCAAGCGCGACGATGAGCACGCCAGCTTTCAAGCGAACCGGGGAGGTGTCAAGTGAGCGAGACGCTAGGCGAGCGCCGAATGAAAAAGGGAGGCGACTGCAACCTGTGGACGCCCAGAGAATTGCTGCTCGCTATGCTGCGCGACCTGGACGATATCTCGCTTGACGGAATTATGGTGTGTTACTTCCGGCGTGAAGGCGATGGCACTATCACCGGCATGAAACGCTCTAAGACCACGGTCATGGAAGCTGTCGCCATGGTAGAGATGGCGAAATATGACTTACTCAGAATTGAGTGACACGCAGGAGAGTTAAATGACCAACGAGCAAATCAAGTACATGGTGGACCGCTTCCTAGGATGGCGCTTGCCTGAGCATTTCCGCCCAGATGCTGGGATCAGTTTCAATCCTGAGTACAACGTCGAATATAACGCGGCGCAGGGCAAGTCTCCCGCGCGCCATGAGCCCTCCGGCACGAACCTGTTCGACGCCACGCAAGCCGAAGCGATGGTGCGCTTCATGGTCGAAGGAATGCCACAAGCGAGTGACGCAGGAGAGCAATGAATGAACCGCTCTGGTGGCTCACGAAGGACGGCGACAAAGACTGCCTCGCGCTATACGAGAGGCATTACAGCGCCTACCGATACGCAGACGGACGGCACCGCACTCAGTTTGTGGGTCCAGGTGAAAAGGTCGTCCTCCGCACTGAGCGCGCCTGCGCCGTTTGGGTCTGGCGAAAGTTTATCGACGACAGTGGTCAGCAAGGAATCAACTGCGCCGTCTTTAGGAATGAAGGGACGGCGCGCAGCTCGTGCCTTATACGCCAAGCGGATCAAATTGCTGATTGCCTCTGGCCTGGTGAGAGGCATTACACCTACGTCAACCCGCAAAGGATCGCCTCAAGGAACCCTGGATATTGCTTTCAGTGCGCTGGATGGCAGAAATGCGGACGAACAAAAGGAGGCTTGCTGATCTATGAGCGGTGATCCAGCAGAACCCATGGACGATAGCGACAGGTACGCGCTCTGCAAGCATTGCGGCTGGGATATGGAATGGGCCGAATGTCTCTACTTAGATTGCGAGGATGGCCAGTACGACGCATGGGAGTACGACTCGATCAACAATGCTCCGGGAACATACGAGATCTGCCGGGAGTGCAACGGTGCTGGCGGCCACTGGTACTGCCCGAATAAAAAATGCCAGCCAACACAATCTACTTCAGTAGGAGTCAAAGATGGAAATTAGCCGCCAGCAGTACGAGAACGCCTGCGAGGACCGCGAAGGACTGGCGAAGCGTTGCGCCGGCGCAGAGGACTTGCTGCTAGGGATGATCGGCCTTGTTCAATTGCTATCGCACAACAAGGACATACCAGAAGATATCCGCAAGGACATGCTTATAAACCATCGTTACGTCGATGCAGTTGCGTTCGGGGCGGTGCCGTCGCGTGGTTGAAGTGGCCGCCCTGTTCGTCCGCGCCGATAATGGTCAGTCGTGCGTTAGGACGCTCAGCACGTACTTCAGCAGGTGTCAAATGAGCGATCCACTTACTAATTCGGCCAGATTGGTAGGCAAGCAGATAGCGCAAATCATGCTATTGAAGGAGCGCTTTAATGCCTGCCGCCTGGCTCTCCGTAAATATGGGAGGCATCTCGACTACTGCCATTTGAGGCACGGCGATGATTGCACTTGCGGCTTGCGTGAAGATTTGGAGGCTGCCGAACGAGATGAGCATGGAACCTAAAATCCACGAAGCCGAAGTAGATCGGCTCAAGGCGCTGCTATGGAAGTACGGCAAGCATAGGGCTGAGTGCGCTCTTTGGAAGAGCATGTTGAATTACTGCACTTGCGGGTGGGTCAAAGTTCGTTCGACGCTGGCACCGCCATACCCTAAGCCGGAAGACGCTTTCAATGCCTCGATAGCACCGACACATCCTACTTCAAGCGATGTCAAAACATGAAAATGCGGCTCAAATGCGAAGAACCGAACCAAATCGTGTTTACAGTCAGCGTGACTGCCACTGCCGGCGAGTGGGGACACTTCCGAGATTGTCTTGACGACTTCACCATGAAAAGCATGATCGGCAATCGAGACATGGTCTATGCCTTCCGCAACCAGATAAACGATCTGCTGGCGCAGGCTCGCAAGATCTACTGGCCGCAGGAAGTGACAGAAAATCAATCCGGAGGTGGCGAATGAAGAAAGAGCAACCAGTGGCCGCGACGATCAGGTCGCACATCCAAAAGGAAAGCGTCAAGCTAACCGAATTACCGGAGAGGCCTACCGGCTGGACCAAGCATCTGGCGGTCCACTATAACTACGGCGAGAAAGGCGGCGCCGCTACGTACACCATTCGCGACGACAAGGGGCGACAGACGAACATCGGCTATGCCTACGATACGCGAAAGTCCAAGGGTGCGCCGCGCGGAGAGGCTGGGTTCTTCGTCAACGGTAGCGAACTCATGTCATGGGCCGATCTGCGGCGTCGCTTCACCGAACTGACACAAGCCAATCCAGAGGTTAAGCCAAATGGGTAAGCCAATTCTGTGTCTTGATTTCGACGGCGTGATCCACAGCTATTCGAGCGGCTGGAAGGGCGCGAGGACGATACCTGATCCTCCGGTGGAAGGGGCGATCACGTTCATCGAAGAAACGCTGTTGGCTGGGTGGGACGTGGTGATTCACAGTTCGCGCGCCCGCTACTTCGGCGGAATAACGGCCATGCGCAATTGGCTGAGGCACTACGCTGGCAATTCGTGGGACACCATGGGCCTAGCCATTGCCGACGTGCGCTTCGTCCGCTGGAAGCCGCCAGCAGTCGTCACGATTGATGATCGAGCCGTAACCTTCACTGGCGTATTCCCCAAGCTTGGCGACCTGAAAACCTTCAAACCTTGGAACAAGAAATGATCCCCGTACAATTCCCGGAATCTAACGCAGTGCTTGCTCGTGACCAAGGCGAATACGAGCCGCTGGCTATCTACAACTTTGGCGATGCGGAAGGCCGCATGGCGTTCTGCTGCCGTCTCTCGGATGTCGAGATTGCTGAGATTGTGAGCACGCGAACCCTGTGGGTGCAGCAATTAACATTCGGTCGGCGCTTTCAGCCCATCGCGCTCTCGACGCAGCGCCCGCACGATCTGCCACAGGATAATACACGTGCTGAGCATGTGAAATGAGCGCGTACGGAGCCGCAATCCGGGTCTGGCATATGACCTTCGAGCGGGTAGCGCCGGGCAGAGATGCCCCAAGCGTCCGCGAAAACTGCGGTGGCGGTCGGAGAAAATTAGTGCCGACGTTTGCCGGTTGGGAAGTGAGAAACCGGAGGCCCATGTGCCATCGCATGGTGACGGGAACGACGCCTAAGGTATCCAGTCGTGGCAGCTCGGAGAGACGGCAAATGACAGCGAACGATGGATCAGGAGATGCCAGTGCCTAATCACGTTTCCCATAAGCTCACATTCGCTGCCGACAAGGCGGCCGAAATATTCGCCGCAACGTGTCCCGATGGTCGCTTTGACTTTGAAACTCTGGTGCCATCGCCGCCGAATACGTATCACGGCGACCTGTCGTCCGACGACGATAAGGATTTCCCTGTCAATTGGTCTAGTTGGTCGCGCACCAACTGGGGCACCAAATGGAACGCCTACGATTGCGCATGCACCGTCGATGGAGACAAGGCGGTAATCACTTTCGACACGGCATGGTCGAATCCATACCCGGTGCTGGCAGCGTTCTGCAATCGTTTCCAGATTCCGTTTGAACATCGGTATTTCGACGAAGGCTCAAACTTTTGGGGCATCGAGGTCTGGAACAATGATCGCTATCACAAGCGGGTGCAGCGCACGTCCAAGCTGTGGAAAAGGCAGGAAGATTACCGACCGCTGGCAATCGAATTGAAGGGCTACGACCCGGACGAACGCGAGGCCGACGATGTGACACCTGCCAGCGGAGGAACTGAGTAATGGGCCTGTACGCAATCCCATGTAGACAATGCGGCCAGATATTCATGTGGTTCAGCGGGAATACGAGTCAATGGTGTGGTAAGTGCCTCACCGGATTACAGCCTAAGCCTCGCGAGGAGCTGGAGGGGCAAAGCGAAGCCGAGATTAAAACGACATCTGTTGATGCCTTATCGGACCCTGCTAAGCCCGCTCCATAGCCTTGGACCAACTCGCCCGGTAGCATGGTGATTCAAAGGTCGTTTGATGGCTTTGATGCCGATCTTTTCTAGCCGATGATATACCGATGTTCGGCTATACCCAGCCTCTGCCGCGGTCCTTGTCACATTGCCGCCGTTCTTGAGCAACAGGCGGCTCCAGTATTTTACCTGGAACCGCCTAAGAGCCTCTCGATACGTCAAGGACATCCACACCACTTACACACACTGCACTCTCGCGGCAGCCAGCGCCTAATCGCACAGATTAGGCCACAGAGAAATTTACAGGCGGATTCGGCACTGGCGGCGGTGGCACGGGCACGTTGAATGCACCCTCGTTCGAAAACGCACTATCCACGGTCGCCGTAATGGCTCGTACAGCGGCGAAGTAGTCCCCTGGTGCCAGGAGTTCACCCGTCGCCGCAAGCGTCTCATTGACCGCGCTCGAGGCCACTGGGGGCGCAAGAATAGGGTAGGTGCCGGCGGTACCCGAGGCTGGGCGGATGCCGAGCTGATAACCCTGAATTTCGCCAGCAGTTATAGGCGAACCGTCGGTATTGGTGGTTGGATCTGTCCAGGAAAAGGTAGTCATTGAAAGCTCCTATTGATGTGCTGAAAGATAAGCGATCGCGTTCTTGGCCCGTTCAATATCATCGACAATGGCGGCTTGACAGTGACCCTTGCGGATAAAATCGAGAAAGCCATTCAAAATCTTCGCCCATAGCGGCGGTTTCGCGCGCTGCATGGCTAGGCCAGTCTCGGCCGATATTGTTACATCGTCTTGACGCCATATGCAGGCGCAGACGAATAGATCGAAGGCAAGAAGGACTTTGAAAACCCAAGTCTTGGTCATTGCAGTACGTGCGGCTGACTATTCAATGATGCGTAGAGGGAGTCGAGGGTGTCGTCATTGGCTTTGCACTCTCCCCTAAGTTCGGCAACGAGAGTAACCAATTGTCCAAGTTGTTGAGCGCTACCCTGCTCGCCGGATGAAACGTCGCCTTGTCCAGCACTATCGATTGGCACGGGACGGCTATTGGCTGCGGTGAGTCGGCTTTCCGCATCCCGCAAGCGCTTAGCAAAAGCGGCAGTATCGGCAGCAGCATTCGCACGATTGGCTTCGTATTGATCATGTAGCACCTGATTAGTCTGTATAGCTTCATCCCGCTCTTTCGTGGCCTGTGCAATCGCCTTGTCCGTTACGGCCTGGATCGACGCCTTATCCTCATCCCAGCCATGCTGTAGCGATGCCAGAGCCGCTTTCCCGCGCCAGTCCGCTATCTTGTAGCCCCCAAGGAAGATCGCCGCTACTAGGGCTAATACGCCAGCTAATTTGGCATACGTTCCGATCACTGGCGCGGCTGACTACTTGGCTGCTGTGCCTTCTTACCGGTGTACCAGCCGCGCACAATCACGAGAGCAAACAGGAATGCACCGATCTTCTCAAAAGCATGTTGCCCGAGGTAAGTCTGAGCGGCCGCCCGAACCGTATCGGGGTCGATCCATGCGACGGTGGACATGAGCGCCGTTCCGACGATTCCCAGAACTTTCGTCAAGTGATTAATGACGGTGCGATAAGTCTTTTTGAGCCAGTTCATGCTAATTCCCCCCCTGCTTGAGTATACGCTTGCGATAGGCTGGCAAGCGAGGCCTGAGGCTGCCCTGACGTACTTCCCGGTAGGGAGGCCCAGATGCCATGACAGAGAGCGATCGCCGCTTCTAGGCGGCCTGCTTCGACCAGATCGAGGGCGCCTTTCTCGCGAATCAACTCAATCGCGGCTTCATCCTGGGAGGCTGGACTGAAATCCTGTAGTCCTAATCTGGACTTCAAAATAAACCAGGTAGGATAGGTAATCTGATACGCACCTGAGGCGGTCTCGTGGATGCCTTTCCACAAATACCCAGGCCAGCCTAGCGCATGGGGATGGTCTGAGAAGTCCTTGATCGTGAATGATTCGCCGAAGGTCACGGCGTAAGGATCATCAGCCTTATCCGTGCCTTCAGAATGGCGCAACATCGCCAAGAAGGCATCCAAGTTACTCACTTCAGCTTGCTCCAAAGCATAATTCCGGTCGATATCATACCGACAGCCCCTAAGGCCCAGCCTATAATGCGCTCCAAGTAGCGGATGCGCTTCTCGTGATCGCCTCCAGAGACCTTAAGCCCCTCAATCAGGCCGGCCATGCGCTCATTGACCACGGGCTGAGGTGCGCCATTGTCGATCAATTTGTGGAGTTGTTCGGTCATGAGTACTGGACTTTGTATGCTGATAGCACATTCCAAAGTGCCACCCGATCCGCATCGTTAAATTGATCTTTCTCCAGGATATTCCATACCTTCGTCGTGGTATCTGAATCGTTGTCATTGGCCACCGACTGAGCAATCGTATCGGTCGCCAAGCACTGGCGCATCTGCGCATCGAATGCGGGTAGCTGCGTAGGATCGGTCGGGATCGCTTTGAAGCGAACAAGTGCGTGAATGATGATGATACAAGGTGCGCCGCCCATTTATCTCTCCTTGCGGGCTTTGAGCTCCGCGTTCATTTCCATGACTTGATTTAAGTACAATCGTGTCTCGCGGGCCGAGTTCGATGCTTCTTGCCTAGACCATAGTGCAAGTATTATGGCCGCCACGGCAAAGCCGAAAGCAATGATTGAGAGTGTGCGTTCCGATATCTCAATGCGTGTGACCTGATTGCCACTGCCGCGCACCGAGTCGTCAATGTTTTCCTGCTGCGGCATTATTTCAGTCTCAGCATGACGATTTCCATCTTAGCCTCTAAGGATGCCATCCGGCCGCTCGAACTGACCGCATAAGAGATCCCGCCAGTAATTGCTGCAGCGATGAGAAGCGCATTGATACCCAATAGCCACGAAATGAGCCTGGTCGAGCCATTGAAGACATTCCCAGATCCCATGCCGTAAGTTTTACGCTCGCGCTCAAACCTTCTATCGAGCATCTGCCCCCACTCGTACACGTCCTCAGGAGTGCTGACTGCTGGCCTGCTCAAAGGATGTTGGCGTGAAGCGTCGCTCATGGGATGGTGACAGAGGTCCAAGTTCCGGGCGTACCGCTAGTAGTGCAGACAAACTCCAGTGTCCCCGTGGCAGTTGGGGCCGTGTTTTTCACTGTGTCACCAACCACGTGAGGGCCAGCACCGGGGGCCGCCGTGCCAAGTTGGCGCACGAAAATGCCCGTGCCGCCATTTGATATCACCGCCTGCCCAGTGGATCCTGCTCCGGTGGCGTTGAAGTAGTTGCTCTCATCGATGTAAGAGTCCGTGCAGGTTCCACTGATCGTCATCGCGTACTGAACGCTTGAGCATACGACGCTATTGCCTGTCATTCGCGTTTGCGTACAAGCCGCAAGACTTACACATGGCGTCGCTCCGCAACTCATGACATTGTTAGAAATAGTTGCTTGTGCGAAGTTGCTCAAGTTAAGAGCAGGCGAAGCAACTGAGACCGAGATATTATTATCATTGATCTGCCACTTCTGGAATGGGCCGGCGCCGTTGCTCTGAATCCCGATGTTCGCTGATTGAATGTTGTTGTTGCAGACTGAATTATTGGCAGAGGCAGCCCCTGCATTCAAGAACACAGCAGCATTCGCCGAGAGATTGTTGACGTTATTGCCTGTGACATTGCAGTTGGATGTCGCGTTAACAGCAATGCCATTTCCTGTCGTGTTGCCCGAAGGCATGCGAACCGTGTTTCCTGAGACCTCCACGGAATTTAGGCCAGAAGTCACCAATATGCCGTTGTACTGCGTCATACCGGTAACGGTATTGCCAACTATGGTGATCGGCGCATTCGTGGCTACGTTGTTGGTGTTGTTGATACCGATCCCAGCAGGTGCCAAAGTTGCATTAGTCGTCTGTACGCAGCAATTATTCACCGTGTTATTTGCTATCACATCGCCGCAGCTCGCAGCCAAGTAAATGCCTGTACCAGCAGATCCTCCTAAAACGGTCGATGGACCCTGAATATTTTCGACGTAGTTGCCAATGATCTGGTTGAACAGATCGAAGCTTCCGTTGCCGCTATAGTCAGCAATTCCATAGGATAGATGTTGGCCGACGCGATTATTAGATATTACGTTGAATAAATTCTTGGTCGTACTAGGCGCTCCCAATCCAGTGAGCATCATGATCCCGTGCCAGGCACCCCCAAAGCACTGATTGTCTTTGATGACGCAATAGCGATTCCCGGTGCCGGTATCGTTACCTAGATATATATCACCTACATCACCGTTGGCATTGACGACGTTGAAATTGTGAAAGTAATTGTTTTGTACTGTGCAAGAAATAGAGTCTTGTAGCAGAACTCCGCATCCTGAGTTGCCTGAAATGTCAAGATTCTTGGCCGTGCCATTCGTGCAGACGAAGAAGTTTACCGCTCCGACATAGCTCTGATTTCCATTGCCGGTTACGGTGATCTTAAAATCACGCACCGTAGCATCTGTGATGGTGTTTCCTTGAATGTTATGCGCGCTGTTGTTAGAGAACTGCAGAGTGGTTTTTGAACCATCCCCGTACAAAATACCGTTAGTCACAAGATTCAAGGTCGCGCTGACAAGATAGAGGCCAGATGGCACATAGGCAGAAACGCCACCGATAATTCCTGACTGGTTGATCGCAGCCTGGATGGCTGCGGTCATATCGGTCGTTCCTGGAGTGGTATTGCTCCCATAACGCAAGGCATTACCTGCAGCATATTGTAGATTCACAGGCGTCACGCCGGCGGCAGCCTCGGCAGTTGTCTGAGAGAGGCCTAAGAACGGCGCGAGTGTTGCTGTGCTTATCGTGCCTGAAGCTAGTTGCAGACTAATTGCAACATTGCCATTTGAATCAAAACCCAGGTTCGTTGACTTGCGAAGCCCGGCGGCAGGAAGCGTCATAACTGGATTTACATCGCCATCAGGCGCCACAATGGCGCGGTTGATACCATCGTTTTGTCTGATGTTTATCTGCGTAAGCCGATCCATATTCGTTTGGATGGCAAGAGAGGGGAATGCCTGACCCTGAACATACTGCGTAAGCTGAGTGTTTGGAGGGTTTAGGATTACCTGCAAAGCATAGGAGCTGCTGTAAGGAGATGTCAGTTGTCCAGTCTGGGTGGTGAGAGTCCAGAAAGGCGGTTGTAAAGTTCCTGAAGTGACCAGCGTGTAATCACTATTGAGAACCAGCGTGGTTGATATACCGGTGACGATATTGGTGGCGATAACCAGGAAATCTGTCGCCAGGTATGCTTGGATATTAGCCGCAAAAACCGTGCTGGATCCGTTGCAAGCAAAACTGACGCGAGAGGTAGAGGCTTGTACTGTCATTGCGGCATCTTCAAGGCGTTGACATTCGCGCGCATCTCATTCACCTGCGTTTGCAATTTCGGGTTTTCCTGCAAGAGTTGCTGGCGCGCTCCATCGCGGTACTGATTGAGTAAGCCGTTGACCATCTCGGCTTTACCGCCTTGTGGACCGTCAGACTTCATGTTGTAAACAGCCGAGAGCGGGTGGTTGCCTGAGACGATCTGATCGAGCAAGTCCTTAGCTCCTAACCCCCAAGCCGGATCCTTGTATCCGTTACCAGCCAGTTCCTGATACCTATCATAGGTCTTAGGATCTTTCGCCAAATCAATCACCGCACCCTGACCGAAGGAAGCGCGCGCTGCGGGTTTGTTCACATTGAATCCCTGTCGCTCGATTTCCTTGTCGATCGGCGAATCAGAGGGTGCGCGGGTGGCAAATGGGGAAAGCAAGTCATAAGCTTTGCCCATATCGGAAGCGTGTTCTACCGGCTGTCCCCACACATCACGGCGCGGCGGCAAGGTCTCGCTCCATCCCGGAGTTCGGGCCTTGATGGCATCGATCATGGAGTACACGGTGCGCTGATAGGGATCACTCATGCGATCGATTGCGGCTACGCCTGCCGGAACCACGGAACCTACATAGGAACGGGCGACCAATTCACCTTCCGTTTTGGGGCTAGCTAGTGCTTCAAACAAGTTCGACAGTCCTTGCAGGTAAGTTTTGCTGGTGATGTTTTGCGCCACACTGAGGGCACCTGCAACTGCCAGCTTCTCCATGTCTGGGTTATCCCCATTGATGGCCGCATGGTAGTTCCTAGCAGTTTCGACAATATCTGCAGCCATGGCCATGGAAGATCCTGCGGTCTCTAACTTATTGTACTGGACCCACCTGTCACCAACTTTCATGGAATATGGCATCCAGCCCTGATTCTCCATCGCGCCCCGGGTGGCTTTATCAGGAGGCCCTGAGCCTGTGATCTTTCCAGACATGACAGCATCTGCGGTGGCTAGCATCATCGCCGTGCCTAGGCCCATTTGCGCTCGTGCTAATGATGCTCTAGCCCCACCCGCGGCAATGTTGGCCTGATAACTCGACATGAGAGGCGCTATCGGAGTGCGCTCGAAAGTGAAGGAGAGGATACGGGCCGGGATCTTGTAGAAGGGCAGCACCACTCGAAGCATCGGAAAGTCGGTGCGGGCCTGCTCGATGAGGTTAGCAAGCTTCCCAGGAGCGTCAGTGAATGTCTGATACTTCATCGCATCGATCGAGCCTATCGTCACTGATGGCGGCGGGTTCTCCATGATCTCGGCAATGCGTCCTGCCATGGCATCCTGGGTGATGGAACCTGTCGCCACCTCCTGAGTGGCCTGGCGGGTGGCAAGGGCAGAGAGCTCCATGCGATAGCCAATGGAGCGAAAGAAGTCATGCTCACCGGTCAGGGCCCTGCCAGGAGAGCGCACTAGCTGGCCCATTAGATCTACCCCTTGTCCTGCCCATCCGGATTGACTCATGTTGAAGGCTTCTGAGGAGATTGCCCCACCAAAACGATGATCAGGCATATCCTCACCAGCGCTATAGGTACCTGACTTAGCGGCCTTCACCGCATTGGAGATCGGGTCATTCTCCAAAGCAGGCAATGGTTCCTCATTCAGAAAGGCATTAGCGGCTTTGCCGGCATATCTAAAAGCGTCTTTAAGACCACCAACCAGACCAGCATATTGAGCAGCGGCTTCACCCGGAGCCACGCCGTTAGTATCGCCAAGGACACTGGATATCTTCTCTGCAATGCCACGCTCGCCGATCCGTAGAGCAACCGTTGCAGCATTGCTCGCAACCACCTTAACGTGGGTAGCGGGCGAGGTGAGAAGTCCATTCGTCCAAGCCTCAAGGGCAGCATCACGAGTGCGCGCATAGACTGATTTCTCCACAAAGCCATTCAATCCCGATACATCGCCAGCATCCTGAAAAGCCTTCACCCGCTGAGCCATGTTGTATGCCAGTGATAGGCCATCGCTATTCGGACCAGTGTCCTGTTTCAAGGCATTCATGATGCCATCCATTCGAAGGTCAGACTCCCCTGCTGGGATGCGCCAGGAGGAGAGCGCTCGAGCGGTCTCGGTTCGCGCTGCAATCACCTGCTCCTGAATGGCCGCATGGGTAGCGAGCATCTTGCGGAAGGCAAAGAGGTTCTCAGGCGTGGGCGTAGCTACTGCCTGGTTAGCTAGATCGTAGGTCTTGGCAGCCGAAGTTGCCCAAAGCTGACGTGCCGCCAATGATTCCTCGGCATTAAGCGGCTGTCCGACTCGCCGTGACATCAAGGTAGCCCAAGCATCGACCGATCCTGCCCCTAGCTTAGTTTCCTCAAACGTTCGGACACCGCGGCGCGCATCGTTGATATTGTCCTTGAAGGCATCGGCCAACTGACCCATGGCATTCTTCACATCATCAGGCGAATCTATGCGGGCGAAGTTGATGAAGACGCCTGGCTCTTTCGGAGCCACCGGAGCCCGAACCATGGCAGCCTCACCCTTTTCAGGATTTGGCTTAAAGCCAGCCTTCTCATAAATAGACATGAGTTTGGCTGTATCGGGACCGCCTGCCTGAGGAACGGCGTTCATTTCCAAAGAGACGCCGTGCTTATCTGCTAGGTCCGTGACCTGTTTAAGCGCAGCCGTACCCATACCCTGACCGGTCTCGTCGGCCTTGATCATCTCCAAGTGCGCGGTATTCGGCTCAAATGGATCTGTCGCGAGATCCACGTTCGTGTTGCCATTGACGCGCTGGCCTGAGAATCCAACAGGAGCTGGTTCAGTGTTCTTAGCCTGAAACTCATCCACCATATTCTTAGCGCCGCCCACCTTGCCCATGGAGGCCACATCTTGCGGACTCATGCCGGATGTCACGCCTTCCTGCTCAGCTACGCGGCCCTTGGATTCATCGAAGTTGGCAGAGACTAAAGGCTTTGAGTCATCACCCAGTGTCGCGAGACCTGATGGCTTAGGCTCAGGTGAGCCGATGTTATCGCCTAAATCCTCATTGCCAGAGGCGAGCCCTTGGACGTGCTCCGCAGCTTCCTTGGCGTTATTCACCGCGCGAAGGTAGCGGATACCGCCGATCACCCCATCGATCGCCTGACCAACCACAGTGCCTTCAGCCGCGGCTTTTAAGCGCCTGACCACGTTGCTGTCATCACCCTTGACCGCCAGCAGTTCAGTCACTGGATTCTTCAAAGCTGGCACGTTCTGCACGAGGTTAGACAGGTCCTGCTTCGGGCCATCGAAGGCCTCAAAAGCTCCTAAGAAACCCTTGATGGCTGTAAGGCCCCGTGCTGCCCATCCAGCCTTGGAGACAACCCCAAGGGCTTGCAGTTGCTTACCTGCCATCCCCATGCCAGTGATGAACTGGGTGGTGTTCTGAATAAGGCTACCGGTGACGGATCTTGCATCGTGCCCAACATCCGGGAAGTGCATGTCATCGGCCAAAGAGGGCGGTAAGTCAGGATTGGCCTGACCGCTTGTACCAAGAACCTCTGTGCTCAAATTACGTGGGTACCTCTCCGATGGCATCACCACCCGAGGCAGGATCATCTTCCCCTGTTTGTCTAGAACTTGAAGCGCCGGCAAGTAGTGATTCGTGAACTCTCCGGCCTGCTTGCCCAACTCGATGATGGACTGGTAGGCATCTCGAAAACCCTTTACTGCAACGGCAGGTGCCTCAATGATTCCAGTACCCACATCGCTTGCCACATTCTCGGCTTTATCAAGGAGCGTTGGCTGCTTAATACCTAGATTTTCCTCGGCCTTCGCCCGCAAGACATTCGGCAGATCCTTGCCATACTGCTTATCGAGGCGTGCCCCTACGGTCTCCGGGCTCTGTAGCCGCTGCATCTCAGCCTGGACTGCTTGGTCTACCTGACCGCCTTGCTGCACATTGGATTGCGGATAGGCCGCATCTAGCTGCTGAGCTGGAGATGGCTCAGGTTTTTTAGGCTCCTGTTCCTGGGCTTTCTTCGGGAACATCGCATCTAACTGCTCTGCCGCAGATGCACCGCGCATGTTTTCCGTATGCGCCATGTAGGCAGATTGAACCCCTGAAGCAGGAGCAGTCGCGCTGGTCGGTGGTGGCGCTTGCGGCTGAGGAGGAGGCCTTATATCTAATTGTTCTGCAGGGCTGCTCATGGCGGTTTCTGCTGTGTCTTAGCCTTGTTGGCGGCCTGCTGGTTCGTATAGCTTTGCCATGTAAGTATCAGGGCCGATTGGCGAGCGAACTCAGAATCAGACATTTGACCAGAATCGTGAGCTTGCCTGGTCGCTTCAAACGTCGCGCCAATGTCAGGCACCTGACGAGTTCCCTTAAGATATACAGGCACAGGACCAAAAGTGATGGCTTTATCGGCCTGAACAAAGGCGTAGTTCTGGGCGATCCTACGGGCTTCATTCATACCCTGATCTGAGCTTGCCTTAGGGTTGTCCTTAAGCCAGGCGTGGAAGTCATCCATGGCATTCGCATAGTCAAGCGCAGCATCAGGCTTGTACAGGAGCGGCGATGGCTTTAAGGCCTGCTCAATGTACTGCGAACCGTTCTTGACAAAGTTACCGCGCGGGAGATCGGATTTCTCCACGATCTTGGTGTAATCGGATTGCGTCAAGTTACCTGAATAGAACTGCTGTTCAGCCTCTTTGGTGACATCCTCGCCTTCCAGCGAGCGCTGCAAGAGCGGCGCGAACACATGCGGATCAGTCTGATTCTCCTTTCCTGAGAGTAGTTTATAGGCGTACTCATACGCAGCTGGCTCCCAGGTGTTGTGGTACTTCTCGATGTAGGCTGGCGTAAGTTGGCCGTTCTTCTGCATGAGAATGGCGTTCTTCAAGAGACTATCTGAGGCATCCTTCTGCGCCCGATCCGCCATGGTACGCGCCATCTCGACCTGTCCGTTGATCGTGCGCTGTAGAGTCTCAGCCACCTTAGGATCCAAGATATCTTCGTTCTTGTTCAAGGCGAGCTGCGCACCGCGGAAGTTCTTATTCTCCAAAGCGGTGTAGATCGTATCGCCCATGTGCTCATTGGCTTTTGCGCGGATCGCCTCACGCTGAGCGTCCGATAGATCCGAGATCACGGGTTTTAAATTGGCCGGCGCATTCTCCGGATCCTTCAAGGCTAATAGCATGCCTCTAGGATCCTGCCGTGTGAGGCCATTGGCAGAAGCCAAAGTAAGCGCATCGTGCATCTGGCGCATTCTTGTTAAGCGAGCCGCTGGATCACCCCCTATACCATTCGCTTGATCGGATAAGGTTGCCCCGATTTGCCCTGCCATTTCAGGGTGTGCTTCGACAATCGCCGATTGAGTTTTAACCGCCGCATCAAAGGCGTTCGAACGATAGGCCACCGCCTGATTCGCCTGCCACTCCATGGTATGGGTCTGCAGCGTATCGCGAAGCTCTGAGATCCCGTTGTTGATCATGCGCGAGGCGAACGGGTTATTCTGGATCGCAGTGTTGCTAGTGTAGGTTGCAGACTGCTTATCGAATTGCGTCAGGTAGTTTCCAGTAAAGCCATCGATCTTCTTGATGGCATCTGGATCATTCGGATCGACCGGTACGGCTTGCTTTGCTTGATCCAAGGACTGCAGTGCCTGTTGCCTAAGCTGTGCTAACTGAGTCCCTGCAAAGGTGACTGAATCGGCCTTATACTTAGCCTCCGATGCTTCGGCTGCTTGCGCAAAGGCAGGAGCGGCACTAATGCCCTCATCGCGAGGTACGATCTTTCGCGGCAGATCCTCAGGCTGTACCTGCGGTGTATAAGTTTCTTCGGATGGTCCGCCGCGGGCCACTTAGGTTCCAGCTCCTGGCGTTGAAGGACTTGGCGTGTAGGTATAGTTCTGGCCGTAACCTTTCAGGAGCGCAGCGCCGGCCATAAGTCCTGCCTGCTTGGCATTAGACTGATCAATCCCTGATTGCACCCGATATCCGTACCCGGTGATAGAACCTTTATAGCGAGTATTGAGCGCGTCTAATTCCTGGTTGATCGCTGATTGATCGAGCGATACTTCAGATGAGCCGCCATATCCCACCCCGGCAGCACCAAAGGCGGCTGCTTGTTTGCCTAATGCTTCACGCGATGCACGCCTGACCAGGCCCTCTTGCGCATTGGCCTGATCGACCGAGAGCTTCGATTCATTCTGTGCAACCTGTGCATTGAAGGTATCGGCATTGGACTTCTGGGCGTAGCTTACTGCGGTGGCGCCGGCGGCAACGTAAGGCAGAACTGCTGGTAAGAAAGCCATCAGCCATACCTTCCATAGCGAAGATGCGTTTCTCCAGCCGGTCCATAGAATGGCATGGGGCCCTCGAATTTAAAGCCCAACATCTCCACCCACCGACAGCCTGGCGTGAATCCTTCGGCAACCGTGGCCTCAAGACGTTTCCATGGCTGGCTCGTGATAAAGCGTTGCACAGCTCGGTGCATGAATAGCATGTGACGCCCAGCCTCAGGAGACATCAGAGCCCAGCATACGCCATGATTTGCGCTTATCTTCGCGATACCTCCACAGATCATGATGCGATCAGCCTCGAACGCCGTAACGGCAGGACCTTCAGGTCTTGCCATTTGCGCATAACTCGCTGGCACAATCGACACCTCAGTGATCTGCGCATCCTGCACGCCTTGGGCACGAAGAAGGTCAACGTGATAGGGCTTGAAGACCTCGATTCTCATTGATCGTCTTCTACTTTGTATTGCGGATACAAACCTACAACTGTCATCGGCAGTGGCCCTGTTGTCTGCACCAGCACATAGAAATCGCGCTGATCCTGATCGGATGAAGCTGAGTCAGGGAAGGAAATCGGGAAATCCCCGGACTGCAGTGGCGGCGGCGAGTCCAATGGCGTGTTGGTGTAGTTGTAGACAATATTTTCCATATTCTGCATGGATATAGCCGTAAGCCCCAAGGGGTCCTGGTAGTTCTGGGTCACGAAGTTCTGATTAGATAGCTTGCCGATTGAGCCGCCTGCGGTATCCACCAGCCGTATAACGAGCGTTGCGCCCTGCTTCTTCTTGCCCTGTGCAGTTCCCACATCAGCGCCACCTTCTGGACGCATGGGCACCAGGTTGCCTTGATAGGGGAAGCCTAGATTCACCACGTTGAAAGTATTGGCGAGCGTCAAGGAGCCAGTGGGCCCCACCACTTGCTGCGGTTGAGTTGCTCCATCTGCGAGGATCGCCACGGTTTGATTCCACAGAACCGGTGGAAGTCCAGTGATTGTCTGGCCGCTCGTAGAGCCAAGCGAATAACCGCCTCCAGATAGATAGCTAAAGGTTCCACCGAGACCCAAATTCTGAGAAATGCTGAAAGATACCCCAGGATTAACTGCTATAACGATTGCGCCCTGTATGTTGGGGTTGAAAGTTCCGGTATAGAGGATTCCTGAGATAAAGACATTTTGACCAATGGCTGGAGTCGTAGCGGTGAAGTACGTAGTATTTCCACCGCCATGCAATCCACCTGAAGCACTGATCACGTTGGTGATCGCGAAAGCTGGTGAGAGAACTGTTTGTACACCACAATCAACATACCAAGCCGATGCTTGAGAATCTCCTACATACCCGCCCTGCGGTCCCTCATAGTGCTTGGCCATGTATTCAACGGTGCGGATTACGGCGCCATTGATCGTGCGATTGATGATCATCCATACCTCATCGCGCAGTCCATCAGGCGCTGGAGTCACGCTGATCGATTCACAGATACCGCCATTGCCTAGGTTATGTCGGTTCCAGGCCGTGACCTGATCTTCCCGGTTGAAGGTATAGGAGAGCAGCGTCCCGTCAGCTCGCGTGGCCCAAAGTACGCTCCAGGGCTCCTGCTGGAAGGCGATGGAGGTAATCCCACCAATCGTGATGTGATAAGCAAACTTGGACTGATCGGTAGAATCGTAGCGATTAAGGTAAAAATTGTAGTCCGCGGCAAAGACCTTGCGGCCCGCGCGCTGGACATACAGAAGCGATGGCCCTACCAGAATCGGCGCAATGTGCCGACAGCGCCAATTGCTCTGGCGTAGAACCTCCACATTCGCAGGGCCCAAGGGAGAGGCCGAGTAGTTTGCAGCATCCAGCCCATATTCACCGCCCTCCGTCCCAACAAGCATGATAATCGCGCCATTGAGCCAGCAGATGTTGGATGAATCAGTGCCTGTCACAATGACATTGATGGCCGCATCGGTGGTCTGCTGGCCAAAGAAGTCCTGCGCATGTGAGTTGTAAAGTCCAGGCACAGAACCCCAAAGAGTGAGTTTCCCACCCCAAAAGAGCCGATCTTTGAAGAACGTATTCGCTCGAGGCCATTCAGTGGTATTACTCCACGCGCCTAGTTGCCACTCCACTGAGGCGTTTCCAATGATGGTGCCGCCAGAGGAATAGGCCGTGAAGCTAGTTGAGTCGATACCAGCTAGAGTGACTGTCGCACCATTCGCCACTTGATTTGAATAGGGGTTTTGGTTGACCTGCGTCATTCCCACCACTCCGGTGATGAAGACCGCTTCCCCGGTGGTAAAGGCATTCGCGGCCGATACCACCGCAGGGTTGGCCTGAGTGATCGCAGTAATCGCAGCGCTCGATCCAACCACATTAGCTGGGAAGCGTGTCAAAACCTTGGCTGTGACCTGCGTAGCGCTCGTGAAAGCGGTGATCTGCGCAATACCGTAGCCAGAGTCGGTGTAGAGCCAGCGCACCCCTGTAGGGCCATCCAATGCGCTCCCAGCCGTATGCACAGGAGGGGATCCGCCTGTGGTCGCGGAATTCAAGGCCACATAATTGTTGCCGTTGTTCACATTGATGGCGCCGACGGTGATCGCAGCTCCATTGGCCCATGGGGTCTGATTGAAGTATTGCGATTGAATCCGAACCAGCCGGCCGACATCGGTGGCGGCGAAGAGATTCCCGCCCCAGGCATTGATAGTGATGGCCTGTCCCTGAGCGGCTGAAACAGTCAGCGCTATCTCACTTCCTGGCACTAGAGGCGGTGGTGATGCGAAAGGACCATCGGTGGGTGAATACTGCGAGAACTGCCAGTTAGGCGGTGCGTTAGCAAAGCGCGTAAGCGTGTATGGAGGATATCCTACCCCAGCAGGTCCTGTGCCTGCCGCACCTCCAGCCAAGTAAAGCACGTCTCCCGATTGCACTACCTGAAGCGTGAACTCGCCTAGAGAATCCGTAAGATCTGCCGCGGCGTAGGGAGACGGTATTTCATATATCGCCATGGTTGGTGAGCCGTTATAAGGGGACATCGGGTACCAAAACGATGCATTAGGAGGCGCATTGCCTGTGGTCGGCGCGATGCAGTAATACGTGATGCCACCTGAGACAACCTGATTACCCACCACATAGGCCGTTGCTCCGTTATAGGCCGGATTGCCAGTCGAGAGTAAGGGCCCGTGAAGGGTGTAAAAGCGGACATACTTGTCTCCGAATTCAATCTGGAAAGCTTGGGTTTGAGAGAACTCGAATCTCACCAGCCACGTGCGATTGGCACTGTTCTTAACCGGTTGAACGTATACCGTGCCCTGGCGGAATGTGGCAGGGCCCTGCTTTAAGGATATGAAGTTCTGACCGATGTGGGCGGCGATCGGATACTTCTCATTATCGGTCCTGGATTCCATTTGGGGACTCCATTCCCCTGCGTTGAACGCAGCAATGGCCGGTGAGGCTTTACCGATGATGATTCGGCGCGAATTCCCCGAAGTATTTCGCCTCCGCCTCTCTGCGAATTATCGCTGCCTCTTGGATTGACTCAAAGCTACCTAAATTTTTGCGTTTTCCATCGATACTGATATAGGCAACAAAACCGCGTCCTGGTCTTGGGTCTTTCCAGACTCCACGTACGCCCGTCTTATTGGCCCGGCAAATTCGGATATTCTGCTGATTCTTACTCTTCGTTGCTTCTCGTAAATTTTCGATGCGATTGTCAGATTTGATGCCATTGCGATGGTCGATAAATGCTTTTGGCATCTCACCATTCATGACCAACCACGCTACCCGATGAGCCAAATATATGCGCCCATCTATACGTAGCCTCACATAGCCATTCTTCGGATCAAACTGACCAGCTATGTCCCCAGGATGCATCCTGTGACCGGCGGCGCCACCCGCAATTTTCCAAGTGAAAATGCCACTTTCTGGATCATAGTTGTAACGCTGTACGACAGCGGCTAGGGATAAGGTTTTCATGCGTTCCCCATCCTACATACCAGCCATTCGCTGTCCGCGTTGTGTCCAGGGGGCGACATGAAGGCATTCGAGGCCGCCGCATCTCGATAGGCTTTGTCCTTTCGATCCTCCGCAGCTTTCTGCTTGGCATCCGATCCGGTCAAGCGTTCGCAGCATGTCCACGCGAGTTGCGCAGCTAGCGCGATCACAAAGTTAGGATTGAATAACGTGGTGTTGGTGGTGTCTGCAACGTACTGAAATGAAACAGGAGAACCATAATCACAGAGCAAAATACCATTCTCAATCGACCAGTCAGCGTCCGTGGGCCCTTGCCGGTAATCAGACATATCGAGGCCTGCGTAAGTGTCCCCGATCTGCAATGGCCTAATGTAATCGGAAGGCAGCGCAAATTGCTGCTGAAATGGCCCGGATGCTGGCTTATTGGTAAGAGCTGGAAGTGAGGTCCTTAAAACCGTGAAGCGCCATGTTCCAGGGCCTTCCTGCATGCCCTTGCGCAGAAGATCGTACTCAATATTGATGATGCGTGCGGTGTTCGAGTTGTCGGTGAAGCTTGCGATGCTGGGCTTCCCGAGGATCGAGAGAGCAAGGTTTGCGATATCGACCTGAGAAGCCATTCGCCGGACTATGCTTGAACTTTAAGGCACTTTCTACACGAGCATTGCGTTCAAGGTTCCAAAAGCGGTAATCGTGCCGGCGCTGAATGTGGCTTGAGCAACCAAGAATACGGTAGTGGTCGCAGCCAGGGTGACAATGGTCGGGCCAGCAATGTCATTGACAATGTCGGTCGTGATGGCCGGCGCGAAGGGGAAAATTGAGGTTGGATCCGGACCTAAACCACCGCCTCCGGCCTGACCTGCCAAGGTGGCCGAGGTTAAAGACAAACCAACCCGGTATTCAGTCGAGGTAGCCGCGGTCAAGGCGAAATCAACAATGCCCCAAATCAAATAGGTGCCTGGAGCTAAGGACTTGCTCGTGACATTCGCTGTCGTTGCGGTGGTGAGCGAGACCCCGGGAGTGGCAACTGTGGTCTGCGTGATGCCGGCAGAGAGAGCGGCGGGCAGACTGGCAGGCGTCAATACGCCTAAATCGCCACCGCCTTGGACGGCCATTTTAAGCCACCACGCGGGCTATAGAGACGAAAAGAGCTGTCGGCGTTCCTCCTGAGACCACCATCTGCAAAGTACAGGGTGGTAAATAGACTGTGCCTAGCCCATTGGCCGTGAAGGTCGATTGCGTGGGAGAGACTGGCAGAAGTGTCGCACCATCAGGCCCTAGCATATTCAATGTCGCAGTTGCGGCATTCCATGCTGATGCGACCGCTGCAATGACCATGAGGCCGCCCGGACAGTCATATTGAGCACCGGTTGCCGTGCCTCCAGGATTGCCACCGGAGGCATTGGGCGGTCCACCGATGAGCTGCTGACCCCATGAGCCTGACATGCTATTCCAGGACGTTCACATCGCGGATCAGGTATTCCTCGAGAATCCGGATAAGCTGCTGGATCTCGCCTTTCTTAGGAGCCCGTGTGCCAGTGGTCGATTGCGAATCGGTCACTGCGGTGACGGTCTGATCCATGCGGATCTCCACGCTACCTGAGGTTGGAGCAGCCACCCCAGTGGTGACTTGCTCCAAGGTCTGACCAACCGCAATGACGTAGCTGATCGCGGCCACTTACCGCACCCAGTCAAATTGCAACGTGATGTTGCCGTTAGCCGTGGGCGCTGTGGTTGCCGTGAGCGCTAAGTCAAATTCGTAGAACGGATCCTGCGCCATACCCAATAGTTCCCAGATGCGCAAATTCGCATTGATGGCACCGAAGGCACCGCTCGTCACTGCCGGGCTATAGACCGACTTCCACGTGGTATTAGCCGCAGCAGTCGAAATACCTGTGCCTAAGATGCCAACAGCGGAAGCGATGACCAAAGTTCCAGGAGGAACCACAACAGCACCACCCGTGGTCCAGTTGCCAGAAGGCGGCTGAGAGCCTGTGGAACCGGCAGAAGCGGTGTAGATCACGCCGTTGAAGATCACGACATTCCCGGTGACATAGGCCGTGGTCGAGTTCCAGGTGGGATAGGCACCCTGTCCGCCGCCGCTTGTCGGAGCCGAGACGTTCAAGGATTGAAGGTCATTGGTGTACAGTCCCATAGACCACACGCCAGCAGTAGTGGCGTCATTCATCAACTGAATGTCGTAAATCCTGATACCTGACGGAAGCTTGGCGAATTTGTAGATCGAACCGATGGAATCGGTCGATACCGCGCCTACCGTGCCGACACCTGCCGTGTCATTCGCCCCAGCGAGATACCCGGATGAGAGAATGCGCGGCTGCGCTTCCCAGTTTGAAATCAGCGTTCCAAGACGAGTGACTAAGGCCATTTACTTTTCCTCTGGGCTCCAAGCTGGGGACCTGCCCCCTTGGCTATTTACCCATTAGTTGATCGAACTATCGGCACCAAATCTGTGTGACTCGCGCTTCCTCGAGCCGAGTCGCACCAGCAGTCATGTACACATAGCACTGCCAGGGAATGGACTGCAGGTCCTTGCGCTCTGCGATATCGGTACGGATATCGTTCCACAATCCTAAGTGCATGCCCTCGCGCTGCCACATATGGACCTTGGTTGAGATTCCTGCCTGATCATCCGTACCAGTGAGCAAGCGCTCCGAGCGGATGAAGGTGACGCCCAGGAAGCGCTTGACGCGCCCTTCCTCAAGCACCGGTTGATCATTGAAATCGCGGCTGATGACCTGGGCCTCGGCCATCAGGTTATCGAGCTGACGTGCGCCAGCGACGCATACAAGCCCTGAGTTAGGATCGCCTGGATCCTCTTCCTCATCCGAATAGGCTTCGTTTTGCATCAGGATAAGCTTGGCTTGGCGCAGCTTCGCAACTGTAAGTCCAGTAGGCGCGGTTGCGCCCTGCTGTACAGAGACGATTTCCTGGGCGGGTAGCACCGTAGCCGTAGCGCCGGCGACACCGGTTTGAGCTGTGCCACCTAAGGCTGCGATGATCAAGTCATCGAACTGTCGGTTCGCGGCATTGTGCGCGTTCGAGGTGAACTTTCCCTTAGGATCGATCTGTAGGCGCAGCTTGTCGAAGTTGTCGAAGAGTTGCGGCAGATCATAGTCAGATGGGTAAACCCACCGGCGATTGGTCGGCGCATCCACTCGCTGCATCGGGCCATAGCGCTGGGTCACTGGTTGCATCGCGACCGCGCCAACCTGCTCAACCGGGCTACCGGCCTGGCCTACGTACTTGTCTTCGGTGACGAATTTACGCAACCGAGACATCTTCTGTTGCACGAGTTCATTCAGCGTCTTGGCGTATTGCTGGACGTAGAATGTGACGATATTGGTTGACACGCGATGCTCTCCGAAAATGATTGGATTTCACTCTCGAAGGCCGTGTCCGTTAGGGGGCGCTTCTATCCAGTTAGGCTGGCTAGTCCATGGTCTTTCCCATCGTCACCGGGGATCAGGTCCTGACCGTATCCGGCTTCGTTAAAGTGACGCTAATTGAACTAGCTGGCACCTGCAACTGTTTTTCAATTATCTCGATATCGACACAGGCATCCCTTACAGCGTGCCAATCCTCTTGTTCGACTTTCATCTTCAGGTAGTCGATCAGCACCTGCCTAGCGTCAGTTGGCATTACCGGCCGCAATCCGCTCAACTAAAGCATTTAGCTTGGCCTGAAACTCAGGCGCGCGCCATTGATAGTCGGTGATCTTACCCGCCGTGCGATCGGCATAGAGTTGATCCCACTCAGCCTGAGCCGCGGAGGCACCACCCTCGAAGCCCTTACCCTGGCCGCCGCTCGCTGCGAAGGAAGGCTCTTTATTGCCCTCACCAAACTTCCACATGAGTGACATGAATTTAGAGGTCCCAAGGACTGACTCCATGGTCCGAAGTTGCATATCTGATAGGCCACCGACTTCCTTGGCAAGCCACTCCTTGCCGCGGGCGCCTAAGGCGATGCGCTCCTTGTAGTTCGATCCCCACTCCTGCTCGAGTTGTTTTAAGTCAGCAGCGCTCTTGGCATCCTCGGCTGTGCGCAGTTCGGTCTCAAGTTTTGAGACTGCCGCCTCATAGCCATTCGCTAATACCTTAGCCATCCCAGGAGGGGCGCCGGCCTGATGCAGAACTTCCTTCAAGTAATTGGTGAACTGTGGGTAAGGCGAGCCATCTGGCGGCTTGATATCGTATTTGTCAGCCGTTTCAGGCACGCCCATGGCGGTGCGCCATGCCTTGACCGCATTCTCATCCGGCTTGATGACGGCATTGGTTTTAGGGTCTACGCGCTCCTCGGGATAGCCTTTGACGTTGACCGCGGTCCTTAAGGCTGCCGCTTCCTTCTCCAGCCCCTGAGCGGTTTTGGCAAGGACAAATGGGTCTGCGTAGCGCTTATTTGAGATCCAATCGCGGGTTTCTTTCTGCTCAGGTGCGTTCCAGTCCTTCCAGAATCCCTCATTTGCAGCGGGTTGCTGGCCATTTCCTGCAGTATTTGGAGTGCCTTTGCCATCGCTTGAGGATTGGGCACTCGCGCCCGCATCGTTAAGTGCTGCTGCTGCCGGGGTGGACATCTTCTTTGAACTCCATTTGCAATTTGATGTAGGCGATCACGTCATGATGGCCTAGTTTGCGCCACGTCTGCAAGGCATCGGTACGACCGTGATCATCGAGGGAATTGGGTGGAAAGCCTGAGGCAGTTTGGAACTTCACGGTGAGGGTTTCTAGGACCAATTTACCCAATGGCGTACTGAATAACTCACGGAATTGCCGCGCCTGATCGCGGAGCTTACTTTTGAGCTTTGCGCGGTCAATCTCATTTTGCTGATCGACGGTATTTTCCAAGGCCTTACAGGATAGACCCCAGCATGATCATAAGCAATTGAGCCTCATCGAAAGTTGGCGCTGCCGTTGCGGGCTCCGCACCCTCGTTAGAAGGCACAGCTGACGACGGCTCCGCAGCGTGCAGCGCCGGCTGTAGTGTCTCACTTGAGCCCATAAAAGGCGATGGCACGATGGGTGCACCGGTAGCCTGCCAGGGATAAGGCTTTCGACCCTCTTGAGATGTTCGCAATGCAGCTTCGCTTAAGACTCCGGGTAGCAGCGCTCCTGCAATCGGCACAGAAATGGATGGCGTCTGACCGCCAAAAGTAGCGGTGCTTCCAGACCAGACATATCCAAAAATCGGATCACTGGAAATCTGCGTCGGGACCTGCGAGGTAGTGCCGGACCAGGCATAAGCGCCAATCCCCGCGCTGATTGCTCCGGCCCCAAAGGTGGCCGTCGTCGCAGCCCAGGTATAAGCCCCAGTGCTTGCCGCAATGAGCTGAGTAAGCGAGGAGCTAGTACCGACCCAATTATAGGCCCCGGCTAATCCGCTGATGTTCTGAATAAGGCCGGAATTACTACCTGCCCAACTATAAGCAGCCACCCCCGAAGAGACATTCTGAAGAAGTCCCGAAGTAGTTGCGGCCCAATTATATGTTCCAACCGCTTCATTGATGAGGCTGGAGGTGGTGGAAGTCGTGCCAACCCAAGAATAGGCTCCAATGCCGGCTTGGATCAGTCCTGATGCGGTACTGGTAGTCCCGATCCAAGAATAGGCGCCCGCCGAAGCATTTATCAGGCCAGCGCCACCGCCGCTTTCCTTGAAGAATGCTGCGAGGGTAACGTAATCATCACTCACTACGCCGGTAAATGTCGCGGCTTGAGCGGCGGTGGACGTGTAGCGCTTTGACTCAGAGCGCGCCATCGCGGCGCCGCCAAAACCGCTAAAGGCGGCGATGCCAGCTGTAAATCCAGTCCCAACAGCTGGCGTGTTGAACGCCGACATATCCTGCGCAAAAGCGGAAATCAGCCCAGGTTGAACCGATGGTGTGGCATTCCCGGTAGAAACCGCATCGGTGCCAGCGCCTGGCCCTGTTTGCAATCGCCCAACATGGGTGTCGAAGCCCGATGTACCGCCGATCTCTCGAATCAATATTCCAACGAAACCCGCCGAAGTATTCAGCGTAATGGTTACGGTGTCGGCGCCGGACGCGGAATTGTCAAACTTGAAATGTGCGGCGCGTTGCAGGTCGGCGCCCCCCGGCGCATCGATATTATCGAGCGCGGCGCCATAAGACCCATTGGCCGTATCAGCACAGGTAAAGCTCGCATTGCTATCGTTTGATGTGCCGACCGCATGAATCGATGACGCGGCGGTCAGGTTGGAACTGAAGGCCAGCGCCAGCGATGACACGCTGGCGCTGGTGCTAGTCTCCCGCTCCTGCAGTACCGAAATCGTCATAGCCTAATCCTTATAGGCTAGATAGCGTAGCCCCGAGCTTGCACGCCTGCAGCACGTTTAGGGTGACGCGCACCTTGCGTGTTGCGGAACCTTGATTATCGAACTGCACGATCCATCCCGAGGTATTCGAATTCACTCCTTGGCGAGTTTTCCATTGACCCCCCGTGAGGGTAATCGAGCCATCGAACGCCCAGGTATTTCCAGAGTTGTTCGATTGCTCGACGGTTATAGCGCAGACATCGCCGCTCGCGGGCCATGACGAATCGTTGATCAGATCTACGCTGTAGGCAGCAAGACTCGATGGCAGAAGGCCCGATGTGAATGGGCCATGCACACCCACGGTAAGCGCAGTAAGCGGGAAGCTGATTTGCGATTGCTCGGACATCAATCTGCCGTTTTGCCCAAGATCTTACCCCTACGTTGCCGTCCCTTGGAAGATGGGCTGGGCACCAGAGGAAACGCCATTGATATTGATTTGCAAGCCAGGAACTAGCGATAACGCACCTGCAAGGTCCATGAAACCAAAGACGTGCTTTCCCGCATCGGTCGAATCATAAAAGATCGCCCAATAAGCGCCTGTGGGATTGCTCGCATTGGCCGCTATCGTGATAGGACTCGTGGCATTTAACGAAGTTACGGCGCCTGAAAGCGTCGAAGTCGTACCGGCGAGGCTCACCCCGCCCGCCGAATAGTTACCGCCTGGAGTAACTTCGGCAGTCGAATAATTCTGTGTCCCGCCAGCTCCCCAGCGCGGATCCGAGTCATTGATACCGGGAGTCTGCGCATTGGTGATGATTGCCATCTTGATCGTATCGGATGCCCATAGGCTCGCAAGCCCAGTGATGGACATGTTCGAGACGAACTTGGCGGAAACGTGAGTTTGACCGACTGACATATTTAATTCCTCGTCTCTTGAACCAGCATAGTTACAGGACCTGAGGGCAATTGCGCGGTTATTTCGCGCGATGTGGGTTTCTTCAGCTGCTCAATCAGTTCCCTGATGCATTCTTGGGTCAGGCGGTTGGATTCCACCACTTGGCGATCAAGCTCAACATCCGATTCCTGCTTAGCCTTGATCTCGGCGATATCGCGCTTGATCTCCTGGATTGCCAACCCAGCCACGCCACTCGCAATACCGGTGATCATGTCGGTCGATGGCACTGAGGAAAGTGAGCGCTCTATCTCATCGATGCGCCAGTGCGCTTCCTCATCCACTGGCTTTTTCTTCTCAGCCATCTGGTGAGCCCGTGTTGGGATAGGGGAATGGACGCTTCATGGGGGTAGTGAGCATGATTGAAAAAGGAGCCGGCGTGCCGATGCGAGTCTTAGACTGTGCCACCTCCACCCCGGCTATCACGGCAGTGATCTGGAAGATATAGGTGCTGGCGGGAGTGACCGCACCGACCGGCGGCATATTCTGTGGCCGCGCGGAATTTCCAGATGGAGCCGAAATGGTGGAATTTGAATAAGTGGTCTGTGTGAGACCAGTAACAGTGGCAATCCTTGAGGTAACGTTCTGATTCAAGACGCCATTGACGTAAACGTTATAGGAGGTCGGCGCAGTTCCTGGGAACACACCCCACTCCAACGTAATCGAGCCATTGCCGTTATCGTAAGCATCGATATGTCCGCAGCCGTACGTCATGCGGCCGCCGGTTGCGCCTGCGCGGCTGGCTGACCAGCCCCACCTGCCGCGGAGGCTGATTTAGCTGCATCGGCCAAGTTCTTAGCCCCTTGCGTGACCGCCAATCCCTGCTGCGCCTGAGAGGCTTGCGCCTGCTGATCGGCAGCGTGTTGTAGCAACTGTGTGACCTGATCCTCTGAGAGCAAGAGCTTTGCCGGCATACCGCGGATAGCCGCCATCTCACGCAGCGCATCGTGCGCATCAATGACCTTGACTACTGATGGGTCGATCTGGGCGAGCTGCGCCGCATCGGCCACCGTGTTCATGATGGCAGTACCTTCTTCGGCCCGTAGCGCTCGAGCCATCGGTGAAGTGTATTCAATCCTCATACCTCGCTTGGAGCGCACCAGTTCCATCGGTGGCGGCGGCAGTTGACCAGCCTCAGTCAGGATATCGATCTCGCGATGGATCAATGGTCCTAAGAACTCGCTCTGCTGGCGTCCCATCGCAGGGGCAATCAGTTCGCCCTTCTCCTGGGCGCGAAGCAAGGCTTCGGTTGCCGTCATGTTGGGGTTTTGCACCAGAATCTGAAAGAGCGTGTTAAGAAACGTATCCCGAATTGTGGCCCGCGTGCCCTCGAGCATCTTCTCGGCAAGCTCAAAGTTACCCTCAGTTTTGAATGGGATAGCTAGCGGCTTCCCGTCCTGGGTCACCATACCGTAATTATTTGCTCCCGGGCGCTGGTTGAAGTTGTTTAAGACAGATTCCTCGGCTATGAGGATAGGCGGGTCAACAGCCTTCTGACCTGCTCTGAGGCCCGTTTTGACCATTTCGTTCGCGGTCCGAACATCAGGGAGGCAAGTAGTTGCTGGTCCTCTGCCATAGTGCTCCCTAGGAGCAACGCGATAACGTCCGATAGCGCAGGGGAATGTTCTGTAGGCACCTTTTTCAAGGACCGATTTGTCGGCGAGGTGGATATACCAGGACTCGAACTTCTTGCCCTTGTCCCCGTACGCATAAGGCTTCCACTCATTAGAGGGCTTGATCACATGCAGAAAGTCGAACTCGCGGTACTGATTAGTCGCAAGCACGCGCTGAATGGCCTGAGGCACGCGAGACTTACCCCAGTGCTCAACAGCCTGTTTGGCCGTGTACTGGAACTTTCGATACATGGTATCGACCATGCCCTGGTGATTTAAGCTCCAGACAAGCTCTGAGAGAGGCACAGCGCGATACCGCAAGGAATGTCCGATCGCTTCATCAATGAATAGCAGATTGTTCCCAAAGGCCCCCAATGACATGTAGCACTCATCGGTCTGGGAGGCGAAGTTAGCCTCAGGGTGATAGCGTGCGGCAAATAGGATCTTATTGACCTGGTCCAGATAGTTCTGCACCGCAGGCACGTCTTCCAGTTCCTTATCATCAGCCTTGAGCTTGTGCCAGATCTGCGAGCGGGGAGTAAGAATAGCCTCCATCGCGGCGGCAAAGCGTTCATTCGCAATCACACCGGTCGAGTCAAATATACGGGTGTTGCGGTTTACCCCTTCGGCAAACCAGCCGATGAAGTTGTCGTTTGCCGGTAAAACGAACTGAGCTGCTTGATTCCACAATGCCCGAAAGTTCCCTTGCGCTGCCCAGAGGAACTCATAGTCACTCACCAGACTATTGGCTTCGTCGCTCAATGCAGAAACTCCTGCGCTGGCAGGATCTCAAGGCCTAAAAGCGTGAAGTTAGATAGCACCTGGAATGGATCACCAGTTCTATGCGCTTCCGCAGCGTCTAGCTCAATCATCTCGTTGGGTGCGTTCTGCTCAACCAGATGATCCACAAGCTCCAAACCCTCGGCAGCGGTCAGGATCAGCTTGAAAGTCGATAAGGGAGCTCCCTGGCCTTGAGCGAACTTGTACAGGCTCTCGGCTTTCTCGATAGCTGCTACCTTAAGTTCCAAGGGCGGACTTACCGACGACCGGCGCCTGATTCTGTGAGCCTGCGTAGATGTTCGATAGCATGCCGCGGCGCATACGCATGGCATCGGTCTGTGACTGGGCGGCATTGGCCGCATCGTTTGGGTTCGGTACGCCAGGCGGTGGAGGCGGGGTCTTAGGTTTCAGCACATCCCAGGCAAGATCAGCCTTACCGCCGTCTAAGCGTGATGCAGGATCTGCCCACTTGGCTACATTGTGCAGGAAGGACATTGCGCGACACTGCGATAAGTGCGCGGCACATTCAAGTCAAAGAATATGGCGGACGGCGTGATTGTAGACGCTGCACCATCAGCCATTCACGGGCTGAGAGCGATTCACCAGGACAATGCCGAGCGCGATCCTCAAGCCAAGTTTTCAGTTCCTCGCGATTCTTTGGATCAGCCCTAAGTGAGGGAACCTGATCAGCCAAGATGCTTTTCCAGATAAGCAATTGCTGCTTTCAGGACAGCGATTCTATCCCGTGCGTGACCAAGTATTAGATTGCATCTCTGGCATAGGATGCCACGTACTTTGCCAGTCGTATGGCAATGATCCGTATGAGCCTTATCTAAGCCTAGATCTCGTGAGAAGGGTGGCTTTACGCTCCCATCCTCATTGAGGATATATCCTAAAGATACCGAGCAAATCGCACACACTCCACCCTGATGCCTAAGCATCTGATCCCGTTGCTCAAAATTTATCCCAAACTCATAGATGAAAGCAGACTCTCGGCCACGACCGTTCTTTTTGCGTTTAATGGTAGCTTCGGTCATTTTGCCAGGATTGGCCTCAAACCATCGCTTCATATAAGCAGCGCGAGCTATCTTTTGCTCAGGTGTGTAAGTGCGTGTCATGTCAATGAATACTCTGGTCTGCCAACGCTACCAGCCTCCCTATGCTCTTTCAGCCCTTGCGCTAAGTACCCGAAGGCATCGGCTGCGTGAGAAGTCCAGTCGTGCAATGGAGCGGAGCTAAAGATTTTAAGCTTATCGTCCCATCGCTTCTGATACTGACGCAGGGCGGACAGCCCTCGCTCGCATTTGACGCGGTCAAATCTGGCCCCATGCAGGATGATCCGAACAGCATTAATTCCATCATCGACTGATGCACGACGCATGACTCGTGGGCGTATTCCAAGGCCCTTGAGGACATCGACGCGGGACATCGCATTGTTTCCCCATTCACGGTCATCAGCATCATGGGGCAGGATATGGTAATCGTAGTGATAGGGCTTTTCTCGGCAAACTCGCGCATAGTGATCTGCCCCGACTCCGGAGGCTTCGTAGTAGTCAATGATGCGAAGTTCGGTTCTAGTCTGCTGAGCAAACCAGATAGCCGTGCTGTCACCGACCCCAATATCCCAAGCAGTAATGACCGGATACCTTGGATCATACGCAACATTCCCTATGCACTCGTTAGCCTCTAAGTCCGCGATCAGCTTGCCGTAATAGCTTCCTGGAATCGCTGCATCCCATGAGCAATAATACTCCTGGTTAATGATGTTCTGGGCCTCATCATCGCCTCGCTCGGCTGCGATCTGCCGGCGGATAGTCTCGATCTGCGCATCGGTTAGAGCCTTGGTGTCTCGGACCGTGAGCAGCTCGCCATACCAGCCTGGCTCGCTTAAGGACAGTTGGTAGAGGTTGTGGAAGTGATTACGGCCTCTCGGAGTACCGTTGAATATTGCCCAACCGCCGTTCTCTTCGAGGATGGGGGATAGATATAGCCAAGCGTTTGGATCACTGAGCATGTATTCGGAGTAAACGATGCCGAAGGCACCAGAGCCAATAACACCCTGATAGTTATCTGATCCCACGACTTGCCACGTGGAACCATTCTTGAAGCGAATGAGCATTTCCTGGTCATTGGTTGCCTCTCTAATAGCTGGTGGGAAGGCCCAGTCAATGCGCTTGATCCCTGTGTGGCTATCTACGGCAGTCCATATGGCTTTTCTGGCCTGATTGGCCTGAGGCAGCATGTACCAATAGTTGGCTGGATACTGAATGGCCTGCGTGGCTGTAAAGTGCAGGCCAATGTCATCCTTACCTGATCTACGGTGCCACGGCAGTACGACGCGGCGGCACCCCTGTTCCAGAGCGCTCCACGCCTTCATTTGGTAATCGCGCGGTACCCATTGGTTTGGAATCGTTACCGAATTGGACAAGCTTCACCTGCAATGGGCCACCGTCTTTACCACTCACCTCAATATTGGCGAGCTTAGGATGTACATAGGGAGCTACCGCTTTGCCTGCGTCGATCCTGGTAGCAACTTCGGCTTTAGTGTCTCGCATAACGCTAAGTAGGAAATCAACCGGAGTGAGGCCAGATGCTGCAATCTGTGCTGCGCGTTCCGTATTCGCTCGGTTCGGTGTTCCCTTCTGTCTGCCACCCCTGCGCTCTCCTGGTTGTGATCCACGAGGCATTGCTACCTTTTTGCAACTTTAGCCATTTTGCGGCGATGCACATACTCAGGCAGCTTGCTCACGTGCTTGGTGGCTGAGACGAATTCCTTGCCGACCTTCTTTGGGATTCCCAGCGTGGAGTGTCCGGATGCGGCGGCGTGCATAGCGGCGTTCTGGGCTTTAGAGACGGCTGGCATTATTCGTCGAACTTCAAAGATTTATCGCCGGCGCGTGTCGGTCCAGATAGCTTGGCCTTGCGCCAAGACTGCCCAGTAATCGCCGAATAGGCGTCTAGCGTGGCTATAGCAAGCTTGCGCAAGTCCAGCGCTGTGGTTGGAAGTCCTGTGGCATTGTCCATTTCAGCGATGACAATGGCCTCTAGGCCTGATCGAAGCGCATCAACGCACATGGTGAGCTTTCGGTTACCTTCAGCGAAGTGACCTTCGGCTTCCTTGGCTGCGGCAAATGGGTCAAGAGCGGGAAGTTTGGGCTTCTCGCCATTGGGTTTGATCTTTGGCGGTCTGCCGCGGCGTTTGGGCTCTGTGCCGATCATACGGTGGCCTCATTGGGAGTTTCAGAAATCACCTTAGGCTTGACCTTCGGCACTCCCCTAGGTCCTTTCGGCATCTTCTTGCGCATGGCTCTGCGGGTTTTGTCGAAGCGATTGATCGACGCAGGTTCGCCATTGAGATTCTGCATGATCGCCTGGGCTATCTCGGTTGCGGTATCGAACTGCTTTGGAGCTTCGAGTTTCAGCAGCAGCTCGCCCTCAAATTCAGGTAAGGCTGATGTGTAGGCGTGCAGGCGGCGGATCATCTCGACGACTAGGCTTAAGACTCGCTCCCTGATGAGGACTGGCTGCTTAATGAGGCCGCTCCATGATGTCTTTGCCCGTGTCCTCGATCGCTTGCATACGCT